ACGACAAGCTTTTGATGGTATAACGAATATCACTGAGAGCGAACTCTCGAAAAAGTTGATTAGTTTATACAGTTATTTGCTTACCCAAGGTTATTTGAAAGCATTTGGTATAACTTTAAATGATGAAGATTATTCTAAAATGGAACAACGTGCTTTATTATGTGCATTTTCATCTAAACGAAGTTTTTATGTGTGTTTAATAGATACGGTGCTTTTTATTTGTGAACGCATTCACGAATACCAAATAACTGGGGACATCACTTCCTTTATCCATTCAAGTGGCAAATACACCAAATGGTTGAAAGAAGCTGATAGAATTATTAATCTAGCCCCATTTACTGGTAATCTTCAAGCCCATGGAACCTCCTATTTTTCATATATTGCTGATTTGCGTGAATTATGTGAACAAGGAGCTGCATATAGTAAATATTTGCGTAATGCAAGTGGAATTGAAGCTACTTTAATCTCACGCAAGCTTAATACTTTACAAATGTTATCAAATACCGAGATTACGCGACGTGCTGCAATGAAAGAACGTTGTCAACCTATGGGAGTTTTGGTTTATGGGCATTCCAGTATAGCTAAATCTGCATTTACAAAAATGTTATTTAACTATTATGGGAGTTTGTTTGAATTGGAACGTGGTGATGATTTTCGCTATGTCCGAAATCCCATGGATGAGTACTGGAGTAATTTTGATTCCAGTAAATGGTGTATTCAATTAGATGATATAGCTTTTAAAAATCCATCCAAAACAACTGATATTGATTCAACATTACAGGATCTCCTTAATGTGGTCAATAATGTTCCTTATGTCCCACCACAGGCATCTTTGGAGGACAAAGGCAAAACACCAGTTCTTGCTGAGTTAGTTATTGCCACTACAAATTGTGAAAGTCTTAATGCGCAAGAGTATTTTTGGTGTCCTTTAGCTGTTCGCCGAAGATTGCCTTTTGTGATTGAGTTAAAGCCTAAAAAAGAATTTATACATGCTAATCAATCTTTCATCGATCCAACTAAAATACAAATTGAAGAAGGTTGTTTCCCTGACTTATGGGAAATTACTGTTAAACAAATTGTGCCCCGAATTCAATATGGTCGGGAAATGGCTGATGTGGAAATTATTAAAGTTTTCACAGATATTAAATCTTTTTTACAATTTTTTGGTAAAGCTTGTCTACAACACAAGGAAAATCAAAAGAGAGCCATGATAAGTGATGTAGATATGCGAGAAATTCAAGTTTGCAAAACTTGTCTTGCCCCATTACCACACGATCAATGTATGGAAGTTCAATCTTATGATTATGCATGGTGGATAATTACATTCACTATGGGTAGCATTTTGAATATTTTAATAGGATACACTTTCTTCTGGAAAGTTTTGGATTTTATGACAACACGTCGCTTTTTATCCTCCGTTGCTTTTAGAATTGCAAATTCTATTACATGTGAAAGTAAAGTGATGGCTTTCTATGGACGTTATGCTGAATTTAAGCGATCACGTTATGGTGGTGCTTTATGTACAGCTTTATCACTTCTATCACTTGCCATTGGTACGTATTATGCTTACAGTTCTTATGCAAAACCTACTAAAAAATCTGAGGTTAAGGTAGGATCCTCTTTGGATGATGATATTGTCATGAATGTTCAGGGTAATAAATTTGGAACAGTTGAAGAACAATTGCAACGAGAAGAAAAATCTAATGTTTGGTATAATCCAACTGTTGAATTGACCACTTTCGATGTTCCTACTGCTTCAGCTAGTATGAATAATATAACACCTGAACAGTTGTACAAATTGTTTGGACGTAATTGTGTGCTGTTGCGAATTAAATTGCAAGGTGAAGCTAGTGTTCGAGTCATTCGAGGAGTCTTTGTAAAAGGTCATCTTTGTATGACGAACGCTCACGCTTTTAAGGACCATACAAGCAATGCTCAGTATGAAATAACTATCATACAATCCAATGTTTGTGAGGGTATCAATTCAAATATTAAGATTTCTTTAAAAATTTCTAATGTTGCAATCAGCAAGGAAACAGACATGTGTTTATTTCAAGTTGATAGTATACCACCATTTAAGGATATTACACATTTTTGGCAAAATAGATCAATTACTCCTTCGAGTTGTATTGAGTTAGTACGCCAAATTGATGGTAGTATTGAAAAACGATCAATTTTCGGTTTATCTTTTATGCCGAATATGCCTGTTGATGATATGCCACTAAACGCATATAATGTATATTTTGGCCATAGTGATCAAATTACAGAAGTAGGTCTTTGTGGTTCACTGTGTATAGCAGTTACTCCACGTGGACCCATTGTAATTGGTATCCATATGCTTGGAGCTTCACATCGTGTTGGTGTTTTACAAATAACTATTGATCAAATTAATGAATTATATACATCAAATGTTTTTACAAAACGTCCAATTGTACAATCTGGAACTATGCCATCTCTAACTTGTGCATCTCGTACTCACACTTTGGGACCAATACATCATAAGAGTTTGGTGCGTTATCTTGAAGCAGGAACAGTTAATGTTTATGGTTCTTTTGAAGGATTTCGCCCCAAACCAAAGAGTAAGGTTTGTTCTACTCCCCTGCAGAAGGATGTATTAGAGCATTACAATACGACTGTAGGCTATGATAAACCAGCAATGAGTGGTTGGGAACCATGGCGTAAGAACATAATTGAAATGGTAAAACCTAACGTTACACACGATAAAGATATTTTACGTGCTTGCGTTTTGGGATATTCACAATATATTATCAACAATTTACCTAAGGACTGGGAACGTGAATTAATTATTCTTTCTAATAGAGCTTCTGTCAATGGTTTACCAGGTGTTATATACATTGATGGTATTAATCGTAATTCATCAATGGGTTTTCCCTGGAATAAATCTAAAAGGGGTTTTTTAATGGAAAAACCTGATGATAGATATCCAGATGGTGTTGATTTTGAACCAGAAATCTGGGAAAAAGTTAAAATCATTGAAGATAAATATGCTGTTGGTGAACGTGCCTATCCAATTTTTACTGGACATCTTAAAGATGAAGCCACCGCAACCGCGAAATGTGAAGCAAAAAAGACACGCTTATTTACAGGTGCGCCTGTGGATTGGAGTTTGGTGGTTCGGAAAAATTTGTTATCCTTTGTTCGTTTAGTGCAGAAGAACAAATTTGTCTTTGAAGCTGGTCCAGGCGTTGTTTGCCAATCAGATGAATGGGGTCGCGTTTACTCATACCTTACACAATTTGGTGTTGATCAGATGGTTGCTGGGGATTATGGTAAATTTGACAAACGAATGATAGCTGATTTCGTACTGGCAGCATTTGAGGTCATAGTTAATATTTATCGAGCTGCTGGATATGAAGAGTCTGAATTACGTACAATTATGTGTATTGGTGAAGATACTGCTTTTCCATTGTGTAATATTAATGGTGATTTATTGGAATTTTTTGGTACAAATCCTTCTGGTCATCCATTAACTGTTATCATCAATTCATTAGTGAATGCTTTATACATGCGTTATTGCTATATGAAACTTAACCCACAAAATGAGGTCGACAGTTTCAAAAAGAATGTTAGTCTGTTCACGTATGGTGATGATAACGTTTTTGGTGTTAATAAATCCATTCCATGGTTTAATCACACAACTATTCAACAGGTATTAGGCACAATTGGTGTCGAATACACAATGGCTGATAAAACATCTGTTTCACGACCATACATCAACATTAAGGAAGTCTCTTTTCTTAAGCGTGAATGGGTATGGAATGATGAGGTACAAAATTATTTGTGTCCCCTAGATGAAGCATCCATCATCAAATCCTTAACTGTGTGGGTTCCATCAGGAACTATTGACAAGTATAAGCAAATGGTGGCTGTGATTACTTCAGCTAATAATGAATATTTCTTTTATGGAAGAAAAAAGTTTAATGAAAAATATGCATTTTTTAGTGAACTTTTAGCAAAAGAACCATACTGTTTTTATGTAGACAAATATACATTACCCACTTTTGATGAATTAATTGAAAGATGGCAACGGCCTCGTGCCTTGATTACCCTGTAGTCTCGGAGGATTAGATTAAGCAGTCTTGTCCTCTTAAATTATATAGCTTCAAAACTTTATAAATAGGACGATCACCTGTGTATGTGATCTAGCTGGGGAAATTGCTAATTATATTTCCGTTTCGTGTAGGTGTAATGGAACCTGCACGGAAAATATTAATCCATATATAATCCAATCATCTGATGAACCCATACCTGATTCTACTGAAAGTGAGGAACTCACGGTTGAGACCCTCACTTTTTTGGATAATTCGGTTGGGATTGTCGATAACATTCAGTATCACACTAACGAGATTGTCTCGTCGGGGGGTACTGCTAAAACTGATTTGGGCGCTTTTCTTAGTCGACCAACTCTTATTGATACTCGCACTTGGACAACAGCAACCGCTAATGGTTATCTTGGAAGTCCCTTAGAAGTGTGGTATCACTATTTAAATAATGCCGTTATTACACGAAAGTTGCGTAATTTTGCTTTTATGAGAGCAAAATTGTGTTTAAAATTTGTTATTAATGCCACACCATTTCACTATGGTTTGGCGCGAGTAGCATATGAACCTAGTGTTAATTCGGCAAATACTGGTTATAGAAAGAGTAAAATCAGATCCAATCCAACCAGTACTACACAAGAATTGATTCCTTTGAGTCAATTACCTGGAACGTGGTTAATACCTGCTGATAATTCAGCTGGTGAAATTCATGTTCCATTTTTCTACCATGCAAATTGGTTAAATTTGAAATCAGCTGCTGATGCAAAATCTATGGGTGTACTCAAATATTTTGTTGGGTTTCCTTTAACCTTAGCATCAGCTTCGGGTTCAACTTCTATAACCATAAATACTTATGCATGGTTGGAAGATGTTGAATTGAGTGGAACAACTGCAGAACTAACACTACAAGCTGCAGATGAATATGATGGTCCAGTATCATCAGTTGCTTCATCTGTAGCCAATATAGCTTCAAAACTTGATTCAGTGCCAGTTATTGGAAAATTTGCTAGAGCCACAACTATAGGAGCATCAGCTATAGCTAAAATTGCTTCCATGTTTGGTTTTACGAATGTACCAATTATTGATGCCGTTCATGGTTTTGAACCTTCTGCTGCACCAC